CTTGTTTAGGTGATAAAGTACCTACTCTATTAATTCTATCTGTTAATCCATTTAAGAAAAACATCTTATCAGCCTCATATTGTTTAGTATAATTACATTGTGACAATAGATACTTTAATTTAGTTATCTTAGCCAACATCGATTCTCTTTGAATCTTCATTTCAGGATTTTTATGGTTTTCATAATAGTTGAATGCCTGATTGATGTGTTTTTCCATCTTTGGTGTTATCCTACTGGCACTAACCATCTTTAGGTGCATATCTGATAGGAACTGATGATACTTGGATGATAATGTTCTTGTATATTCATTATCAGCCAACAACTTTCTAAGTTGTTTTATTTCTTTAGTATATTTAACCTTTGTCATTCCCCTAAAAATACGAAAAATAAATAAGTAAAACAAGCATTATTTTCGATTATTTTGCCAGTATTTTGTTTTTTTGATTTTCTTCCAAGCATCGTTTAATGCTTCGTGTGTGGTAATGGATGTGATAAAACAAGGAGCATTTACTCTTGTTCTGATACCATTTCTTCTTACTTTCTCCCAAGGTGAAAAACAAACGGCCTTGAGGTAACCAAGACCTAAATTACTCATCTCGTGAGTTACCCATTCTTGAAAATCTGCTGTCTTTTGTCTCTCTCCACTATTAATATGTAAATAAAGGGCAGTAGTATATCTATCGTCTTTATCAAACTCTTGTATTTGATTGAACAAAGAGTTTTCTCTGTAGTCGTAAAAATCAATAAGTAACTGACCTGACTTTCGTTCAGGTGCTAAAAACGGACAAACTGGCATTCCACCAAAATCTTCGTTTGGTGTCTCTAACCAATCCATCCAAGTGTTTAGTTGTTCTATTATTTTATTGTGTGAATATTGACCAGATTTTTTCAATAACCAATCCTATAAAACCTATTCCGATGATACCTCTCCATTTTTGTGAATTTTCTCTGAACTGAGTATTTTGTTTTGTTTCAGTCCATAATCCTTCGTGTGGATTAAAGAGGTTTTCTTTTATAAAACTCAGAGTCTCATCAGTTTTACCGTGAGATTCTTTCATAGAAGATTTCAAATCTTCAATATCGTTTTTGATATCATCTATTTTATTATGTATTAAATCAAATTCTTTTCTATCAGCAGCGTTCATGTTTTGTTCCTTAAATACATTAATAAATATAATCTATTTTTTCTCCCATATCCAAATTGGTTCACAAAACCTTTTATTTTTAGTTTCTTCAGCAAGTTGTAGTGAATCTTGAGTATATTGTTCCGTATCTTTAGCAGTTCCAGCTCCACCACTATTTGGTCGTTTAGCCATCTCCATTCCGATACAACCTTTGTATTCCATACCACCATAGTTTTGAATAAAGTCATTCATCGGGTCACAAATCTTTAACCAAGATTTACCACCAGAAGCCTGAGTATAAACATCTGATATGTTAACACATAACTTACCACCACTTTTTAAGGTAGGTAACATATTATCAAGAGCTTTCTGTAGGAACTGAGTGTTCCAATTACTAATATCCTTGTATCTAACCCAACTCTGATTCTCATCGTGACTATATCTTTCCACATTAAAATAAGGTGGTGATGTAAATATAATATCAAAGGTGTCGTCATAACCATCATAGTAGAAGTCCTCAGCAGCCTCACAATAGAAGTCAACCTTTTTCATCGTCTCAAACATTGTAAGTTGACCTTCATAGTAATCAGCCTGTTCTCTGTAAATCGGATGGTTTTCTTTTCTAGGATCCACACCAACATACAACTCTGTATTCTGACTAGCAAAGAAACCAGCTAATCTATCTCCCCATCCCATTGAAAAGTCCATTATGTTCTTTGCTTTGAATAGGTCGTAAAGTGCTTTTGCTACATTAGGTTTGAATTGACTACAGATATACTTACGAAGTCCAATCATTACTCTTAATGCTGACCTATCTATCTTTGGTAGTTTTAAACTATATGCTGAACCCATCAATGATGTCATAAACTTTTCGTTCTCCCAAGTCCGTTTGGGACCTGGTGATACTGAACCATCTACTGACCATCTGTTTTCTTGTTGAAAGTAGTTAGAAGCTTTGTTACCGATATTATTTCTAGCAAAATACCATTGTTTACCTTCGTAATCTAACGACCATTCATAACCATCTTCACTTCTACCAAACCATTCACCTTCTCTCAGAATATCGTAAACCCAAGTTCCTTTTAACTTGTTGAAATCTTTACGACAATTGTCTTCGGTCATCTCCATAGTCGGCATCGGATAGTCCATCGCTACCTTTGCCAGAGATTCCTTTACATCGTCCTTCTCAAATGTATCCTTTATATAAGTCCATTCTTTTTCATCGATGTGAAGATATGGTTCTTGGTTCTTAAACTTGTCGAAATAATCTAAGTACATTACTCTCCAAAAAGGTCTTTGAATGCTTGATTTGCAGCTTTTGATTGTTCAGTCTTCTCTTTCGTTTCCACTTCTTTCTGTACCTTAATATCATGGTCACCTCGTTTCCACTCGTCAAACTCTATCTTACTAGCCATCATATCAGCTTGGTGTAGAATATGAGCAATATTAGACCTCAGTTGTTTATGTGGCATAAAACTGATATAGTACCCTTTATTAGCCTCTTCATACATACCATCGGTTAATCTTAATCCTATATACTCGTTTTCTGTCATTGAGATATTAAAGTGTTGTAGTAACCAAAGTGCCCTATCAGTTACGGTCATATACTGAATCTTAGGATTATGTTTATAAATCATCCCTTGATTCTTTCTATGCCAATCTGAATCGTTTGGTGTGTAGTAATCTTCAGCTAAGTCACCTACTTTACCCAAGTCATGGTGAAGAGCAGCAAATATCAATTCTTCCTTCGTGAAGTCGTCAACTGTAGCTCCGTTCTTTGACCATAGTTCATATATCTGAACAACCAAATCGGTGATGTGTAGAACATGTTCCACATACCCACCAGCGTGAGCATTATGAAAGTGTTCCTTACCACTTGCTGGTGCAATACACATTCTCTCCTCGAAGTAATCATACATCTTATTTAAATTCTCAAGTCGTTCACCTTCGAATGTATCTGTCATCAGACTTCTTAGTTTACTCCAATTTTCTTGGATTTGTTCTGCTGTTAATTCTTTCATTATTTTACTCCATAACCTTTTTTAGTTAATTTTATTGTTGGTTCATTTCTTAATCTATTTCTGTAATGATGAAAAGGAATACCTTTACCCCATTTTAAATAATTAACCAAATTGAATTTACTTACATAACCTTGTTCATGTATGTACTCTACTATTTTCTTGTAAGTGTCTGTCTCACTAACTATCTTGAACTGTTCTTCAGCTCTGACAAAATGGTTATTATATTGTTTTATTATATTATCCCAAGAATTATTTTCCCCTAAAACTTCTGACCTATCGGAATGAATCATTCTTAATGCTTCTTGGTCTAATATTTTATTTATCTGTTTTAAAAAGTCTTCATCCGTTTTAAAGTATAATCCAGCATCTTGAGCATATTGTTCATAATAGTCAGCATCATAAAATATATAAGGTACACCAACAGCCATACCATCGGAAGCAGAGTTAGCCCAACCAGTATGTTGAGATTGACCACAGACACCAACCCAGCAACCTGATAATTCTGTGAAGTATCCTTTTCTGTTAAACCCATCAACATAGATATAGTCCCTATCTGGTGAAGTAGCCAACGGCACCCACACTCTGAAGTCTTGTCTTGTTTTCCTCAGTTCATCCATCATCGATAGAAACCAAGGATAACCCTTATATCCATCTGGTCTATGATTCCAAACTATAATTTTATCATCCTTACTTGGTATCTTTCTTTCCCCATCAACATTGTCCCAACCTCGTGGAAGTGGTTCTAATATACTATCTAACTTCTCAACATCTTCATCATTCAAACAAGTGGGAGCGTACTTCATCACCGTATCTTTTGTAGCTTGTGAGTTTACACCACAACTATTTAACTCCATCAAACCAGCATAATGATTTCTCAATACACTTTTTTCATATGGTGTTGTTTTTGGTATCTCCAAGTACGCACTATAACCGAAAAACACAGGTCTAGTGTTCGTGATGTTATAGAAGTGATTCTTCAATTGTAGAGCATGTTCTGGTAAATAAGTGTAAACAAAGTCCCAATCTAAATATCTGTAATTAGTTATCCTTCTCAGTTGTTTGGTATCAAATCCATGTCTCATCTCATTAGGATGTCTCGGTACATTGTAGATAACTTGTTCCACATTATCAAACTGAAAGTTCGGCATAATTTCAGGTGTCAAGACAGTAAAGTGAATATCTTGTCTTAACTTGGTCAAATGTTTTAACACATTCGACATTATAATATAGTAACTATCTTGTGTGAAATCCTTTTGCCATGTTATATTAGGATACACTAGACACCTGAACTTATACTCGGTGTGGTCATCTTTGTAGTTGAAGAACTCGTTCATTAACTAATCGAGTCAAGATGACAATGAAACTTACCTTTTGTCTGACCGATACTACCAAAGACTTGTAAGTAATTATCTGAATCTTCTGTCTTGATTCTATGGATCTCTTTAGTGGTTAAGAAACGAAAACCTCTAGCACGACTCCAAGATGAAGATGGAACTTTAGCAATACATAAGAAAAACCTATCAAACTCATGAGTGTAACCTAATAATAAGTAATATGCTCCCCATCCTTTAGAACTTGTAAAGGTCAATCTTGTACCATCAAATAAGGTTGTCTTAGTCTCCAAATCCCAAGACTCTGTTAATGAAGCTAAATCTGCTAAATTATTATTTAATGTTTCAACATCTTTACCCTCTCTTCTTAAGATAGAACCAAGATTCTTCGTTAACTCTTCATGAACTATTCCACCAATTATGTTTGGTTGTATCTTTAAGAAAGGTTTGTGAGTAGAACCGTCATTCTTCTCTAAATCCTTTCGTTCTAAATTAGCTAACATAGTCATAAAAGATGCTGTCTCACTTAAAGCTTCAACCAAAATATGTTTGTTTTTATCAAGATACCTTAAGATTGACGGCTCCATTCGTCTATCATTAGATTTATCACCATCTTTCCATAGTTTGTAAATACTATTAACCGCAGCACCCTTTACAATTTTTTTCCATAAATCAGCTCTACCAGAGTATTCAACCTTTTCTGCTTTCTGATACATATCTAGGCTAACATTCTTTAGTCTACATTGATACTCTTTCCCATCATTGTCAAGTTCATTACCATAAGTCTTTTTATGTAGGGTGAAAATATACTTCAAGTATTTATATTTGTCTATAAACTCCTCTTCCCTCTTAACATTTCGAGAAACTAACCATGTTAATTCATCAATATCATTATCAAACTCAGGAACAGAGACATAAATCACAGGTATCTCGGAAACATTAAATCTCTGAATTAAGGTTCTGTATCTTCTATGACCACTCCAAATTGTTTTTTTATCTCTTTCATCAATTTCAAGAGGATCGATAAGTCCATCTTTTTCAATGAGTATCTCTAAATCATCTATCTCTTTTTCATTAGGTGGATAAGCTATATCATTTAACCTATGTGGTATTATGTCACTAACTGAAAGCATAGCATCATGTCTACTCGTATTTTTGTATATTGACATATTATTGTTTCCTTTATGTTTTATTTTAAATTATACTCTTAAACTACTAATTTTTATTGAAATAAACAAGCATTTATTTTCCAACATTCCAAAATAATGATCCCCCACTCGCATGTTCCTTCATAAAAGACCAAGCCTTACTATCGTAAGTTAACGAACTTGGGAATGGTGGTCGTTCTGGTTCTTTACATTCTTGTTGAAATTTGTATCTTGACTTATAAGTTTCAGCTCTTCCTTGTTCTTGTGGTGTCGTATTGTGTCCTATCCTAACACCATATACTTTTGCATCAGGCCATGCTCCTTGTAAACCACGACTCAACACTCCACTACTCATAACTGTCCAAACCTCTGTTGGATTCAGATTAAGACTCAGAGCTGTCTGTCTCATAGCCTCTACTATTATCGGATGGTCACCACCGAAAGGAATCAGATGAGCATCGTTATCTTGACAATAGTATCTAGCCTTTGCCTGTATGTTGGTTAAAAACCCCATCGGGACTTCTATTATATTACAACCTAACTCTTCAGCCGCATCTGTCAACCAATATCTCTTTCCTTGTGGGACAGTCACGGTACACTTCCTACCCATGTCCTTACACGCATATGCTAGTGATAACTGAGCATATCCTTGTCTTGGTGAAGCGTAAACAAACTCCTCTACATCAGGTTTGTTCTTAACATAGGTAGTGAATGCTCGTCTCTTCGTACCACCATCAAGTAGGTCGTCACGAACAATCTGAAAACCATCATGTTCCTCAACCACAGGTTTTGGTAGGTCTGTTTCGTAATCTACTTGTTCTATTTTATAATCTAATATATCCACTAAGGTTTATGGAAGATAAATATTGGTTCATATTTTACGGTGACTCCATTAACATCAACTTTGTTCTTGACATTGGATTGGTCAACTCCGACCATAGATGCCATCAACATCTTTAACTTACCTTGATACTCACCACCAAGTGATTCTATGATATCAATCGAGTCTTGTTCTAACGGATGAAAGGTATCCTTACCTATCTTAATATCAGCAATATTCCACAAGATATATCTATCACTTCTGAGACTTTCGTAAGCGTTTGTCAATGTTGGTTTAAGAAAGTTATCTCTCCAATCAGAGTACATCGGATAAGCCTTAAATGATTGTTCGTCATCATCTGAATATTGTTCCCTATCAAAGTAAGGTGGTGAAGTAAATACCATATCCAACTTACCTTTATATTGTTGATAATCAGGATGGTCACCAACATGTTCAGAACCTAAGCAGAAATAATGATAGGTATTTTTCTGTTCTTCCCAAAACGGATTTGTTTCCAACCCATGTTCGTTGAAGAAGTCAGCAACATACTCGTATCTTGACTTATCTATTTCATCTATCCAATTGTCTGTGTTCGGGTCTGTTCCGATATAATGTATTCTTTTCTTAGAAGACATAGCACCAAGAATCCTACCACCCCAACCACTTGACGGGTCGTAAATGTTTAGTGGTTCATCTTGTTTGATATGGTCTGTATACTTCTCATACAATAATCTAGCAGTAAGTGGGGGGAAGTTAACTGCTGGTTGTGAGTTCAAACTCAATCTGAATATCTGAAAAGCCTTCGGAAACAATCTTGTGTTAACATCATAGTATCTAATCATGTAAACATTCTTTTTTAAGTTACCACCTTTTGTAGAGACATTATCATCTAACTCATCCACAGAGAGTAACTTTTTCAATGTCGGACACCATAAGTTAGTTACCATCTCATCAGTAATTAATCTCTTTGAATAAGCTTCTCTGATTTGGTCAGCGGTTAAAGTCACATATTGTTTAAGATACTCCTCTTTGTGAGATTTAGAAATCCATAAACGGATGTCTTTAAATTTTAATTTATTTTCATGATAATATTCTAACCACTCCAATGCTGACTCTTCATTCCAATATGGTAGTCCACCCTTATCATTTTCTTTTCTATCTAAAGATACAGATTTACTGAAACTATACATAGAATCTCTACGAACTCCCCTTCTCATAGACCTAAAGAAAAGTTCTTTATTTGAGTCCTCTTTAATTCTATCATAAATAGAGTTTAGGTCATCTCCCATATCTCCGATACGAGTCTTCAACATTGTAGGGAAAAACTGATTGACACCATTAGCAAATTTATTGAAATTCTTGATTACATTTCTTTGACCATCATCAGCTTTTTCTATGAAACCATGTATGTCATATTCTCTGAGTTTCTTGAATGAACTGATTATCTGGTCAATGTTCTGACCAACCATCGGTGGTGTACCATTCTCATCCCAATCCTTGATGATAAACTGACGAGCTTCTTCAATCCACTCGTCAAGTTCTTCATCAGTTTTTAGGAATAACTCGTGATAAGTGATATTAACCTTTGAGTCTAATATACCACTTTTCTCGTAGTAGTATTTACTCAACTTCACCTACCTTTTGACGATATAACTTAGCGTCATGTTCATCACGAGCTAAAAACTTAGTTCCATCTTTCAGAGTGAAAGTCTTGTAGTCTTTCCAACCACTTTTATTTTTCTTTGGCATTGATTCTTTCCTTATATAACTGATTAATTTGTTTGTCGGTAGCACCTTGCTTCTTATATGCCTGTTCTATTGTCATAGGCATTAAAGGTACATCTGCAAGTGATGGTGGTCTACCCCACTCATCTACCAATACTTTTTTTTGTAACCATTCTTTTTTTGTCATTTTGTAACCTTTTTATTTTCACTAATCTACGAATAATATTTTTAAATATCAAGCTTTATCTCGTGTTCATCTTCATATGTTTTTAAGATTCTCTTAACTAACGGATGTCTGATACAATCGTCTCTATTGAAAGCCATATGATTTACACCCTCTACATCTTTTAATCTATACCAAGCATCATAAAATCCACTCTTCTCGTATGCTGTAACTCCATTAGCTTTAAACTTATCACATTGTGACATATCACCTTGTATAATCATTTTACAATTTGATGATATTCTTGTCATCAAAGTCTTGATTTGCATCGGTGATACATTTTGAGCCTCGTCAAGTATCACATAACAATTCTCTAAATTTACTCCTCTCAGAAAGTTTAAAACACCAATCTCTAACTTACCATCTGACATCATCTTGGTAGCCTTATCTTTACCAATAATCTTATCTAAAATAGTAAATGTGGATTCGTTATATTGTTGTATCTTAGATGATAATTCACCAGGTAAGAAACCTAACTTATCCTCGTTACCAACATCCACGGTTGGATTAATAATAATAAGTTTATTGTAGGGTGTACCTCGTCTCAATACATCTTGTAGAGCTTTATAAATAGATACATATGTTTTACCAGTACCAGCTATTCCATGACACAATATAAGTTGAGTTTCCTCATCTCCCATTATGTTATAGAATATATTTTGGTTACTTGTCTTAGGTTTAAAGTTATTTACTATCTTAGGTATTGCACCTATTTGCGATTTGAATCTTCTACCAGCCATGAGCGTCACTCCATAATTCATCGGATTTAATCATCTACCTTGTCCTCTGTATTTTTTCTTGAATCTTTTAGAACCTACTCTAGTACTAAATTTAGTACCTCGTCCACTACCTTGTCTCGTTTTCTTACGAGCCTTGGTTTCTTTTTGTTTTCCTAATATTAACTTCGCCATATAACCTCTTTCTATTCATTATTATTTGTGGAGGACCCACTCTTTTCTTTAATTGCAACAGAGAACCTGATATTTCCGAATTACTCTTCACTCGGCTTATCAACTAAATCTTCTTTCTTAGCTGCTTTTTCTGTAGCAATTTCTGATACAAACTTCTTTTTCTTACCACCATCATATTCGTAAGCATGACCTTCGTTAATTAGAATATCATTAATACTAACTAACCCATCAGAAGACTTATCAACGTTCTCTGATATCTCATGACCTACTGCATCTGGTGATACAAAGATTTCTCCTAAGACTCTACCGAACTTACCTGTGCCATAAGA